CTCATAAAATGTCCAGTAATGTCCAAATCCAAGGTTCAGCCGAGCGGCTGCAAAAGCGGAACATCTCGGAGAAAGTATGTCAACAGTACAGGATCTATCGAGATGGAGACGTACTACGTTTCTATTATTTCGACGATGCTGGAGTCGTTAAAGGCTGTAAAGTAAAGACAAAGAGCAAACTATTCACTTATGAAGGCGATGTCCCAGGTACACTCTTTGGACAACATTTGTTTCCCGCCACTGGAAAACGAGTTGTCATTACTGAGGGGGAACTCGATGCAGCTAGCTGTCAAGAGGCTATGCCGGGGTGGCCGATGGTATCTCTACCTAGCGGTGCCGCTGCGGCCAGGAAGTCGGTTCAACGGTCTCTCCAATGGCTCCAGGGTTATGAAGAGATTGTCCTGTTCTTCGACAATGACGAGGCAGGCCGTAAGGCGACGGAGGAAGCAGCAGGGGTCCTACCACCTGGCAAGACAAAGATCGCAAGACTTGAGGATTACAAGGATGCGTCAGACGCTCTCCAGGTCAATGACACTGAAGCGATTCGTCGCGCTATCTGGGATGCTAAACCGTATAGGCCGGATGGAATTGTAGATGGCAAGTCCCTACTTGAGCTTGTAACTACACCAAATCCACCACATGACCACGAGTATCCGTTCCACGGTATCCAACGAAAGTTACACGGCATCCGATACGGAGAACTTGTTACAATTACTGCAGGATCTGGTATCGGCAAGTCCTCATTCTGCAGGGAGCTTGCCTGTGATCTTCTACAAAGGGGAGAGCGGGTCGGTTACTTGGCTCTTGAGGAATCGAACAGACGAACTGCACTTGGATTAATGTCCGCTGCAGTTGGCAAATCACTACACATTGGAGACCATGACAGAGCTGCCCTCACCGAAGCTTATAATCACAGTATTGCTAAGTGGAACCTGTTTCTTTTTGATGGCTTCGGTTCTTTCGACCCAGACGTTATCTATAACCGAATTGAATACCTTGCTTGCGGGCTAGATACTAAGGTCATCTTCCTTGATCACCTATCCATCCTTATGTCTGGACTGGAGGGTGATGAGAGACGGATGATTGATGTTACAATGACCAAGCTGCGTTCTCTTGTAGAGCGTACTGGCATTGCTATGTTCCTTGTATCACACCTACGACGTACATCTAATGACACAAACCATGAAGAAGGTGCACGAGTCACACTTGGACAGCTTCGAGGTTCGGCAGCTATTGCTCAATTGTCAGATGGAGTTATTGCGCTTGAACGGAACCAGCAAGCGGATCGAGGAGGCTCTTCAACGACTGTGCGAATCCTCAAAAACCGTTATAGTGGGGAAGTAGGTGTAGCTTGTCAGCTTACCTACGACCTCGACACTTGTAAATTTACTGAGACTGAAGCTGATGACTTCGACCCAACAACCGACTTCTAAAGTAAAGCGCCCTAACCCTCCCACGCCTGATGCAGTAAAGCGAGCACAGTTTGTTGATAAGACCTACAAGTGGACTGGTAAGTGAACCTTATCTTTGACTTAGAGACTGACGGTCTATACGATGATTGCACCAAGGTTCACTGTATCGGTATCTATGATCTCGACGCTAAACAAACGCTTGTCTTCAATGATGAAGGTACTGAGCAACCTATTACAAAAGGTGTCCAGTTACTCGAAGACGCCTGTTGCCTTATTGGTCATAATATTATCGGTTATGATATTCCTGTGCTCCGTAAGCTCTATCCTTGGTTTACCCCCAATTGTAGGGTTGTGGATACTTTGGTACTTAGTCGTGTTTATCACGCTGACATGCTGAAGACCGATCAGAAGCGTAGGTGGAAGAATATGCCACCACAGCTTCAAGGACGCCACTCACTGGAATCCTATGGCTACAGGTTAGGTGAATACAAGGGTGAGTTTGGTAAGGATACCGACTGGAAGAGCTGGTCACAAGAGATGCAAGATTATTGTTTACAAGACGTACAAGTAACACAGAAGTTATGGCAACACTTCCTCCCATACCTGACTTCATCCAACTAGAGCATGACGTTGCAACAATCCTCACCCAGCAAGAGATACATGGGTGGTACTTTGATGAGCCTGCTGCATGGGAACTTGAATCGTCTCTCAGACGAGAGCTTGAAACTCTTACTCAGTTACTACGCAACAGGTACCCTCTCATTAAAGACAGAGAGTTTACTCCTAAGAGAGTTAACCGAACCACAGGATACGTCGCAGGTGCTCCTCTCACTAAACTAAAGGAGTTCAACCCTGGTAGCCGTGACCACATTGCATGGGTCATGAAGAATCACCATGGTTGGGTGCCCGATAAAGAGACAGCAAGTGGCAAGACTGCCATTGATGAAACTGTACTCAAAGACATCGGCACAGAGGAGGCACTGCAGTTCTTCCGTTGCCTAGAGTTAACTAAGCAGTTAGGTATGTTGTCTGAGGGCAAGAATGCTTGGCTCAAGTTGATCAGAGGTAACCGCATCCATCACCACTGTTCAGTATCAACTAACACGCACAGATGTGCACACCGTAATCCAAACCTTGCCCAGGTGCCGAGTGATCTTAACTTTAGAAAGCTATTCACTGCTAGTCCTGGCTATGTCATGGTTGGTGCTGATCTCGCAGGGATTGAGCTTAGAATGCTCGCACACTACCTTGCTAGATATGATGGAGGCCGCTACGGAGACGTACTTCTCAACGGTGACATACACCAAGAGAATGCCGATAAGATAGGCATCTCAAGGCGCCTAGTAAAGACTGTTACCTATGCGTTTCTGTATGGGGCAGGTGATCAAAAGATAGGACTGAGTTATGACCAAAGTCTTTCCCCGGACAAGGCAAAAGCAAAAGGGGCTGAAATACGAAGTGCTTATGTTGCTGCCATTGACGGCCTGGATAGTCTTCTTACCGCTGTTCGTCAGGCAGGTGAGCGAGGCTTTATCAAGTCAATAGATGGACGTAAGATCGCAGTAGACAGTCCACATAAGGCGCTCAACTACTTGCTCCAGTCAGGAGCTGGTGTTGTTGCCAAGCGGTGGATGGTAATCGCTAATCAAAACTTTCCAACCATAGACAATGACTACTTATTCCACACTCATCAACTAGCATTTATCCACGACGAACTTCAGTGGGAATGCCTGCCAATCTACTCAGATGATCTAAAGAATCACTTGGAGATGTGCGCAGCGTTAGCTGGTGAATACTACAACCTCCGAATCCCTATTGCTGCCGAAGGGAAGATCGGGTCCACCTGGGCAGATGTACACTAATTATGGCTGTTAAATCAAAGACTGCACTTGGTCGAGTTGAGTTCAAATCTCGTGCTAAGTTCAAACATACTCGTCAAGGGCAAGGCACCCGTTCCCTACCAAACCATGGACGTAAACAACGTCGAGGACAAGGTAAATGAGTACATTAAAGACTACTGTAACCTTCTCATGCCACTCTGAGTGCAGCGGACTTGAGAATTACCCAACGTCTAACACTATGTCCATTGCTTTTGATGGTACGGAATGTAACGTTTATACCTATGTTGAGCAGTTTCGGTGTTTTCTGAGAGGCTGTGGGTTCGCTGAGAGTAACGTTAAAGACGCTCTGGGAGAGATTTAATGAGCCTTCTCATTGACGCTGACTTTATCGTCTACAAATGTTGTGCAGGAGCTGAAACAGAGATTGATTTTGGAGAAGACCTCATCGTTGTTACCTCCAACTTCAAAGAAGCATACGAGTATGTCGAGCGAGAGTTATACAACATCGCAACTGACCTTGGATGCTTTGACGATTCTATTCTGTTCTTTTCTGATTCTGTCAACTTTCGTAAATCTATTGACCCAGCGTATAAAGGACATCGAAATCGAAAGAAGCCGTGCGGCTACAAAAGGGTCATCAACAAACTCAAGGAAGAGTATCCAGTTGTTGTGATGCCTACACTAGAGGCTGATGATGCGCTTGGCATTTACGCTACTAAAGAGCCAGGACACATCATTTGTAGCCCTGACAAGGACATGCGGCAGATCCCTGGGGACCTCTATGACCTCACTGATGGAGTGACCACTGTAGAGCCTGAGGAGGGCCGTAGATGGCACCTCATCCAAACACTTGCTGGAGACCAAACAGATGGTTACGCTGGTGTTCCTGGTATTGGTATCAAGCGTGCTGTTGCTTTGTTTGAGAAGGAAGGATATACATGGGACACAGTAGTAAAGGCATTCGCTGAGAAGGATCTTGGAGAAGATGTAGCTCTTATGAATGCACGCCTTGCTAAGATTCTACAATGTGATGACTATGATTTCACCAATCAAGAACCAAGACTTTGGTCTCCCAGCTCCAGTACTGGAACTAACGATGGAGCAGCAGTTCAAACTCAAACAGATTGAGAATGCGCTGCGTGATCCTGAGACAAAGCTAGAAGATGTAATCACTATCTTCATGGCTTTACAACGCCAAAACTTTACTCTCTGCAACACAGTATCCAATCTAGTCAAGAAATGGCCGACTCAAATTCCACAGGTCCCAACTACTACAAGCGGGGATCAATTCAAGTTTGGGATTTCATCCGAGATCAAGGACTGAACTTCCACCTTGGCAATGCCATTAAATACATCTGCCGTGCTGGCTACAAAGACAGCAAAGTAGAAGATCTTAAAAAAGCAATCCACTATCTTCAAAATGAGCTTGAAAGCGAAGTCATTCATCAGCGTCCAATCAAAGGAGTTCAGGAAAAGTTTCCAGGTCAAGAACAGTACGAGTCCAGCTTCACGGACTATGCAGCGGACTTTGATCGTTGAGGAGTTCAAAGAGTTCCTTGACGCTGAGAACCAGCTGCTACTGGGCTTCACCATTAACGCCACTGATTGCCTGAAAGAGTTAGCTGATCTCGTATACGTCTGCTATCAATATGCAGAGAACCTTGGTTGGGATCTTGATGAAGCTCTCAACCGTGTCCACCGAAGCAATATGAGTAAGCTTGGGGAGGACGGAGAACCTGTTTACCGAGAGGATGGTAAAGTCCTCAAGGGTCCTAACTATCAACCACCAAACCTTAGTGATCTTGTCTAGTATGTCCACTGACCTTATTGCCCGTACTGGGCGCGTTCAATCTTGGATTGATGATCCCACCTCACGACTTCCTGTGTCGTGCACCGTATTCGTAGTAGAGGACACCATGGAGGGTCCCAATGGAATCGAAGCATCTTGGCGATTTGTTTCGCACGCTCTGCGCTATGGAGCGGGAGTTGCAGTCCATCTATCTAAACTCCGGCCACGAGGAGAGGAGAATGATAAAGGCTTGGTTGCATCAGGCCCCGTATCTTTTGCCAAGATCTACTCAACACTGAACGAGATCCTTCGACGTGGGGGTGTGTACAAGAATGGCGCTGTGGTTCTCCACTTGGACCTTAACCACCCTGACGTGCTTGAGTTTATTACTGCTTCTAGGGCTGAGCTTCCTTGGGTTAAGCGTTGCGTTAACATTAACAAGCATTGGTGGGAAACTACTGCACCTGAAATCAAAGAAGCTCTCCTTGATGGCATCCGAAAAGGTGACATCTGGCTCAACAAAACAAAGGTAGACAAAAATGGAAATCGAATCAGGGGTAACGTATGCTTGGAAGTATACCTGCCCTCACGGGGCACCTGTTTACTTCAACATGTCAACCTCGGCGGATGTGAACTCAATGACATTCAAGGTGCGTTCGTTCACGGAATGTCCGAACTGTGCTCACTTCACGGAAAAACAAATGTTGGAGAAAGCGGGGAATATCTGCCTTCAAGCACAGATCGCCAAGTCGGTCTCGGATTGCTGGGACTCGCCAACCTTCTGAGGCGTTATGGTATCACTTATGAAGTGTTTGGTAAAGCACTGAAGGATATCAACGATGGGCAGATGGCACAGACACCTGCTCATATCCTTGCAGCTGAGATCAATGCTGGTGTCACTGCAGCAGCACATACCGCCCGTATCAACAAGATGGACCGGGCTTTTGCTATTGCACCTACGGCATCTTGCAGCTATCGCTATAAGGACCTGGATGGGTATACTACCTGTCCTGAGATCGCTCCTCCTATTGCCCGTCAAGTAGACCGTGATAGCGGTACCTTTGGCGTCCAGAGCTTTGACTATGGTGATGTAGAGATCGCCTCTGAAGTTGGCTGGGAGAACTACAAGCGAGTCGCGGATGAGATTATCCGTATGCTCGATAAGACGGGTCTTCTTCATGGTTACTCATTCAATAGCTGGTCTGATATGATCACCTATGATGAGCAATTTATTGAGGAGTGGCTGGATAGCCCCCAAACATCTCTTTACTACTCACTCCAAGTGATGGGAGACGTTCAGGACAAATCCAGCGCATATGCAGCACTGGATGAAGCTGAAGTCGATGATTACCTGGAGTCTATTCTAAACGATCCTGCTCCTGATTGTAATTGCGGCGAATGAACCCTTATCAAAAACTACAACAACGTAAGCGTACCTGGACTCCTGTTCAAACAACTGCTGGAACTATTCGTGATGGTGCCGAAGAAACGATCTACCGTGCGCTCGCTATGCGACACATGGAACTCCCCGTTGGTAGCTTCATTCAAGATGCCCTTGGTGAAATTCCAAGCCTATCGGCAGACCTGCTCCGATCTAATGTCAAAGACGAAGAAAACCACGACCTGGCTCTCGGTTACATCGCCAATGCTTTGGGTGTTGACGAAACTGCTGAAGCCGAAGCAAAGCGACTCAGAGATGCGTGGACGGCGCATCCTGATCACACAGTCCTTAAAGCACTGGTTGCCGAGCGTGCAATCTTCTTCGTACTACTCCCCTTCTTCCGCTTTAATGGTGACGCTGGTCTCAGGACCGTATCCGCTGACATCAGTCGAGACGAGCAAGTCCATGTAGCAGCCAACAGTCTTGTGTGTAAGGAGATGGGGTTGGAAATCAGCCCATCTCTTGACAAGCTACGTAAGGCGACTATCAATTGGGTTATGACACCTTTGAAAGCGTCTACTAACAAATATCTGGACAAAAAATTTTGGCTGGATGCAAGTGATCGCTTGATGTATGAAGGAAAGGCTCCAGAGCTTTCTGATACAAAGCGTGCACGTATGCCAGCGTTCTTTGAACACGCTAATCCAAATCTACCACAATATGCCTAAACCTCCATCTAAGGAGGTTGATGCTAGATACAAAGACAATCTCAAGCGACGGTACAATTTGGAAGTCGATGAATACATACAAATGTGCGAGGAGCAAGGTGGATTATGCGCAATATGCCGCAAATTCACTCCTCGATTATGTGTTGATCACTCACATGATACTGGAGAAAACCGAGGACTACTTTGTCATAAATGTAATGTCGGTTTAGGTCACTTCAACGATAGTATTCAACTACTTGCAGATGCAATCTCCTACTTATCTAAATATGCTTGAGACACATGGTCTCCAGCTTACCTCTCTTCTAACACAACTAGAAGAGAACTTCCCACCACTCAATCCCCACCCGGATGACTCACACTCATTAATTATGTACCGCTCTGGCCAACGTTCTGTGGTCGAGTGGATTCAACACCAACTCAACGAAGAGAACAATGGCTAAAAAGCAAGGCGGAAAAAGTCAAGCTGGAGCAAGTCAAGCTGCTCAACAAGCATTCGCTGCATCTAATCCAAGCTCACGTACTGCCCAATCAGTTGGGCGTTCTAGCGCAGCTCCAACCTATAGTCAACCGACTGGCACACCTATAGTTACACAGGCTCCCCCTCGTCCATCTAATATACCAGCAACACATACAGATTTCGGTACTGGCCAAACATTTAATACTCGTTTTGTTCCAGGAGCTATGATGCCTGGACAAGCTGGTTATGATCCGGCTACTGGTGGCGGCGTTTGGGTAGCAGGTGGAGGTACAGACGAAGACCTTCGTGCGTGGTATCGAAGTCAAGATCCAGTTAATACTGGTGGCGATGTAGCAGTTGCTATGTCTGGTCGCCCAGCATCAGCATTTAGCTTAGATAGTTTGTTTGGAAGTGGTATGACACCCTCATCAACTTCTGCTAAGTCTACAAACAAAGCTTCTAGTTACAGAGATGCAAAAGGCATTGGAGAGATGCTTAAGATTGCAGGATCTACTGGTGGTACTATTAGTAAGCAAGAGATTGGAGCGCTTACAAAAGCTTCTGATAAATCCAGCAGTCAACTTATTCAGAACTTAGATAGAACTAACAAAAGGCTTAGGTCACGTGGTCGTACTGGAATCAATCTAAGTTCCGGTGCCGCTAACATGTTGATCAATCAAGCTCAGAAAGAGCCGTTCACATATGATTCTTTGGTAGGATCTATGTATGGAGGAAAGTCTAAGTTCGGTACTGGTAAGATTGGCGCAGCACTGCAAGGTATGATTGGCAGTCGCGGTGATATTCTTAGCGGAACCAAAGCAACTCCTGGTACAGGCTTGATGATGGGTGGAACTGCTATTCGACCTAGTGGACAGCCTACCGTACGAGGCTTTGGTAAAAAATTTGAGTACACTCCTACCAATAAAGGAGTACCAAAAGGTGGTGCTACTACAAGTACCGTCAGTCCAGAAACTAAAGCTGCAACAGCATCCACTACATTGTCTAATGAAACTACCCCAGAAACTCCTATGGCACCAGATCAAGCCAAAGAAGCAAGTACTTTAGGTTTCGGTGGTATCGGTGCAGATCTATCTAGTTGGGCTACTGGATTCCGACGTAAACAAAGCAGCCGTAAATTGGCTGGGCGGCAAGCTCAAAGTCTAGCTTCTACACGAGTGGCTCCCACAAGTAATGTTCTAGGATATTAATAATGTCAGCTAAAACAAGATACGATTATCTAAGTAAGTATCGTTCCACGTTTCTAGACACAGCTGTACAGTGCTCCCAATTGACCCTACCAACTCTCATCCAACAGGATGATGATGTAGGACGGTCAACAAATCTTAAGTTGACTACACCATGGCAAAGCGTTGGCGCTAAAGGTGTGGTGACTCTTGCATCTAAGTTGATGCTTGCGTTGCTTCCTCCTCAAACCAGCTTCTTTAAGCTACAGATTGATGATTCAAAGATCGGTGTAGATCTTCCAGCAGAAGCACGATCAGACCTTGATATCTCTTTCGCTAAGATGGAGAGGTCTGTCATGGAAATTATTGCAGCATCAAGCGATCGAGTTACCGTACACCAAGCTCTTAAGCACCTGGTGGTTGGTGGTAATGCCTTGATTTACATGGGTCCTAAGGGGCTCAAGCTGTATCCATTGAATCGCTATGTCGTAGATAGAGATGGTAACGGTGACATCCTAGAGATCGTTACACGTGAACGCATCAGTCGTAAACTACTAGCACCGCTCATTAACACTAGCCTTCCTGTTAACTCACCTGGTGAGGATGGAGCTGATAATGAAGAGGACGTAGATGTTTACACACATGTAAGGCGAGATAACAATCGTCTTGTATGGCACCAGGAAGTATTCGATAAGATCATTCCTGGCTCCCAAGGTAAGGCACCACTAGATGCTAATCCTTGGTTGGTACTTCGATTCAATGTAGTCGATGGTGAACCCTTTGGACGTGGTAGAGTAGAGGAGTTCCTCGGTGACCTACGTTCCTTGGAAGCACTTATGCAAGCACTCGTAGAGGGCTCCGCAGTCGCCGCTAAGGTCGTCTTTACCGTGTCCCCCTCTAGTACTACCAAGCCCCAGACACTCTCTGCTGCGGGCAATGGAGCCATCATTCAGGGTCGTCCTGATGACATCAGTGTTGTGCAGGTTGGTAAGACAGCTGACTTCCGTACTGCTATGGAGATGGCTAGTGTATTGGAGCGACGACTCAGTGAAGCCTTCCTTATCCTCAATGTAAGGAATAGTGAACGCACTACAGCTGAGGAAGTACGCATGACTCAGATGGAACTAGAGCAACAACTTGGTGGCCTATTCTCGCTACTCACTGTTGAGTTTCTGGTACCGTATCTGAATCGTAAGCTCTCTGTACTACAGAAGACACAAGAGATTCCACGTATTCCTAAGGACCTTGTACGTCCTACTATTGTTGCTGGTATCAATGCACTTGGTAGAGGACAAGATCGTGAGTCACTAACTCAGTTCTTTACGGTCATTGCACAAACACTTGGACCTGAAGCTCTTGGCACCTACCTTAATGTAGATGAAGCTGTTAAGCGTCTTGCTGCTGCTCAAGGCATTGATGTACTGAACCTGGTTAAGTCCATGAGTCAAGTACAACAGGAACAGCAGGCTGCTCAACAGCAAGCTATGGAGATGGAGCAACTCAAGCAGGCACCTAACATGGCTAAAGCTCCACTGATGGATCCTACAAAGAATCCACAACTATTGAATGGATCAAATGAACAAACAAACACCAACGAGATCCCAGAGATCGAGCAAGAAAGCAACATCCCCGGAGGAAGTCCCTTCGGTTGACACAGTTGATGATCAACCTACTGAAGCTGCACCTTATATGAAGCGCACTAAGGTAGGTGAACCCACCATCGGTCGTTCCCCCGATTTCGTTAAGACTGTAGGTCTTGGAAATCTAACCGTTATCACAGCAAATGGCAAACGAAATTACACTTAATCCGTACGAACAAGCAGAGGGTGAATTCTCTGCTGAAGAGCTTGATTCACTGCAAGTTGGTGAGCAATTAGCTCAACAAGAGCAACAACTTCTGGCTGGTAAGTACAAGTCAGCAGAGGAGTTGGAGCGTGGCTACCTTGAGCTACAGAAACGTCTCAGCGGCAAGGAAGAGCCTGAGGTAGAAGAGGCTACCGAAGAGGTGCAAGAGGAGGCACCACCCGAAGAGGGGAAAGAGTCTGATCTCTATGATACTATCATGGAGTCCTACCGCACTGGTGAGTGGGACCCTGAAGTAGTCAATCAGGTAGAGAGCATGAACCCAGTTGATGTGGCTAACATGTTCCTTGAAAAGGCAGGCTCTACTCAAACTCCTCAAGCTACTTCTGCTGATATCGAACAGATTCAAGAGTCAGTTGGTGGCAATGAAGAGTACCAGAACATGATTCAATGGGCTGGTCAAAATCTATCTGAGCAAGAGGTGGCTATGTATGATGCTGTTATGGATCGTGGTGATCCTCTTGCTATGTTCTTTGCTGCACAAGCATTGAATGCACGTTATCAAGATGCTGTTGGTTATGACGGTGAGATGCTTACTGGCAATGCTCCTCGCAATGCTGGTGATGCCTTCCGTTCACAAGCTGAACTAGTTGCAGCAATGAGCGACCCTCGTTACGATAAGGATCCAGCCTATCGTGCTGATGTAGCAGATAAACTGGAACGATCCAACATTGAATTTTGATGAACGACACTAACATCTTCGCTAAAGAACCCACCATGTATACCGACGAATCCTACACTGTGCCTCATAACGAACGTGCTGAACTCCTCAATGGTCGCCTTGCTATGCTTGGCTTTGTGGCTGCTATTGGCGCTTATATCGTAACTGGTCAAATCATTCCTGGAGTATTTTAATGTCTTGCGGTAAGAAGGGCCATAAAGGAAATGGCACAAAGAAAAAGTAACGTCAGCTTAAAGATTGGCGTACATAAATCACGTACTGGTGGCCTTACGGCTGCCGGTCGTGCTAAATACAACAAAGCTACTGGCTCCAACCTAAAGGCTCCACAGCCTGAGGGTGGACCACGTAAGCGTTCCTTCTGTGCCCGTATGGGTGGAGTCAAGGGACCGATGAAAGACGAGAAGGGTAGACCTACTCGCAAAGCACTAGCCCTCCGTAAATGGAAATGTTAAATGGCTAAGCCTGGTTTGTACGCTAACATTCGTGATAAGCGTATGCGCATCAAAGCTGGTTCTAATGAGAAGATGAGGAAGCCTGGTTCACCTGGTGCTCCTACTGCTGCTCAATTCAAGAAGGCAGCTAAAACAGCTAAAAAGAAGTAAACCCGATCGGTAACATTCCACGTATTTTGCGCGTATTTACGTGGAATCTTCCCTAACGGGAATGTGTAGATGGAGATAATAAAGTCCTTCGCTTACTTATTATGATCCCTCTTCTAACTACTCTGTCAGTGATCACTAGTTGGTATGGTCCAGGTTTCAATGGACGATATACAGCTAGTGGCTCTAGATATGATCAAAACGGCCTTACTGCAGCGCACAAGACACTCCCCTTTGGCACACGACTTCGTGTATGTCTTAAGAGGTGTGCCGTGGTGACGGTCAATGATCGTGGACCCTACGTATATGGTAGGGGACTTGATCTCAGTAAAGGTGCGGCTGATACTATCGGTCTCACTGCCTCTGGAGTTGGGCGAGTTAAAGTAACACGTCTTAATTAACTTCATGACTACTGCTATTGCAGCACCTAAGTCTCAGGTTAACCCCTGGGACTCTTATCTTAACTGGGTAACCAGTACAGACAACCGTCTTTATATCGGTCACTTTGGAGTCCTCATGATTCCAGCCTTGTTGGCCGCTGCTACATGTTTTATTATTGCATTCATTGCGGCTCCCCCTGTCGATATTGATGGCATCCGAGAGCCCGTTGCTGGGAGTTTAATGTATGGAAACAACATCATATCGGGAGCCGTCGTTCCGAGCAGCAATGCCATCGGACTACACTTCTACCCAATTTGGGAAGCTCATTCACTTGATGAATGGCTCTACAATGGGGGTCCGTTCCAACTCACAGTGTTCCACTTCCTCATTGGCATCTATGCTTACATGGGACGAGAGTGGGAACTTAGCTATCGACTAGGGATGAGGCCCTGGATCTTTGTCGCATACTCCGCACCCGTTGCTGCCGCTACGGCAGTGTTCTTGGTCTATCCCTTTGGGCAGGGATCGTTCTCTGATGCTATGCCTCTCGGTATTTCAGGGACGTTCAACTACATGCTTGTCTTCCAAGCTG